GTGGTGAACAAGCAGCCCGAGATGTCCGGCATCTTGTTGTTCAACCAGTAAGCTGACGGCAAGAGTGGGGGGACTTCGGTCCCCCCATTGCCAAGGAGATCACAATGCCATTGACCAAGGGTTATTCGCAGAAGTCCATCAGCAAGAACATCTCCAAGGAGATGAAGAAGGGCATGCCTCAGAAGCAGGCTATCGCTGTGGCGCTGTCCACTGCGCGCACGGCTGCCAAGGCCGCAGGAAAGCCCAGCAAAGCATCGAAGAAGGCCAAGAAGTGAAGGCCGGCCTCTACGCCAACATCCACGCCAAGCGCGAGCGCATCGAGCGCCAGAAGGCCGCAGGCAAGACGCCTGAGCGCATGCGCAAGCCTGGCACCAAAGGCGCTCCCACCGAGGCCGCATTCAAGGCCGCGGCCAAGACCGCCAAGAAACCGAAGGCCAAGAAATGACCACATTCCCCTGCCTCGTGTATCGCGCGCCTGGCTCGATCCAGCGCGCACGCTATTCCTACGATGCCATGCCGATGCATGGCCAGGCGCAACTGGATGCCAAGCTGGCTGCCGGCTGGCACATGACGCTGGAGGCGGCCATCGAGGCAGCAGGGCCACTGGCAGCACGCCATCTGATGGGGCGCAAGTCCAAGAACCCCAGGCGCACGCCTGTGAAGCAGAAACCACCTGTAGAACGGCGCGCATCGATGGTCAAGGCTGCCAAAAAGCCAGTCCCTGCGCCAGCACCTGCACCCGAGCCTGCTGCGCCTATCGTCGAGGACAACGCACCTCCGACTCGTGCAGAGCTGGAGGCCAAGGCCACCGAGCTGGCGATACCATTCAACAAGCGCACGTCCGACAAGAAGCTGGCCAGCCTGATCGAGACGGCGCTGTCGCAGCAGACATCAGGAGAGTGACATGGGATACAGCAAGCGCCAGTTCGTCTATGCAGCCTTCGAGGAGATCGGCCTTGCGTCCTACGTCTTCGACCTGCAGCCGGAGCAACTTGAGTCTGCCAGGCGCAGGCTAGATGCCATGATGGCCGACTGGAACGGCAAGGGCATCCGACTCGGCTACCCGATCCCGGCCAGCCCCCAGGACGGCAGCATCGACGAGCAGACCAACGTGCCGGACTCGGCCTACGAGACCATCATCTGCAACCTTGGCATCCGGCTGGCTCCGAGCTACGGCAAGCAGGTCATGAACGAGACCAAGGCCACGGCCAAGCAGGGCTACGACACGCTGCTACAGCGCGCCACTGCCCCGCTGGAGCAGCAATTCCCAAACACGATGCCATCCGGTGCCGGCAACAAGCCCTGGCGCGTGTACGACAACCCGTTCCTGAGTCAGCCGGTCGATCCGGTCACTGCAGGCCCGGACGGCCCCATCGAGTACAACTGAGGAACACACCATGCCACAAATCAACCAACTTCCGCTGCTGGCCCAGGTATCGCCTGGTGACCAGGTTCCGATCTACAGCCCCAACAACGGTGACGCACGTCGACTGCCGATCAGTGCGCTGCTGGCCTACTTCCAGCAGACCTTTGCCAGCCCCACGCTGGCCACCAACGTCTACACGCCTGGCACCGGCTTCAACCTGGCAGTGCCAACGCCTGTGGCGCAGCAGCAGTGGATGCTGATTCAGCCGGCCGGCACGCTGGCCACTGGCACAGTGACGCTGCCACTGAACACCCAGACGCCTGACGGCACCGAGGTGCTGATTACCACCACGCAGCAAATTACGGCCTTCACTTTGGGGCTGAATGGCGCAACAGCAGGCTATGGTGCTCCGACCACATTGGCGGCCGAAGACTTTTTCCGCATGCGCTTCGTGCAGGCCACCAACTCCTGGTACCGGATTGCCTGATCATGACGGCCAAGAAAGACCCGCGGCTGGAGCGCGTCGGCGTCGAGGGCTACAACAAGCCCAAGCGCACGCCTGCGCATCCGACCAAGTCGCATGTCGTGGTAGCCAAGTCTGGCGACCAGGTCAAGACGATCAGGTTCGGCCAGCAGGGCGTCTCTGGCAGCCCCAAAAGAGAAGGCGAATCCAAGGCAGACAAGGCCCGACGTGAGTCTTTCAAGGCCAGGCATGCCGGCAACATCGCCAAGGGCAAGATGAGCGCTGCCTACTGGGCAGACAAAGTGAAGTGGTGAGGCCATGCAGATACCAATCCTGAACGGCATCTACACCGACAACGGACCGGACTTTCGCACGTCCTATCCGGTCAACATGGTGCCGGTGCCCAAGAACAGCGGCATCAGCTCCGGCTTTTTGCGGCCAGGTGACGGCATTGTGGCCAACGGCAGTGGCCCAGGCATTGATCGCGGCGGCATTAACTGGAATGGCGTGTGCTATCGAGTCATGGGTTCAAAACTGGTGACAGTTTCCAACAATGGAGCTGTGACAGTTCTTGGTGATGTTGGCGGCCCGGTCAATACGCTGGTGTCCTTCGATTACAGCTTCGACCGACTGGCCATTGCTTCCGGTGGCCGGTTGTATTACTGGAATGGTGTTCTCACGCAGGTGACCGATCCAGACTTAGGCGTGGTGCTTGATGTGGTCTGGGTGGATGGCTACTTCATGACCACTGATGGCTCCAGCCTAGTCGTGACAGAGCTGTCGAACCCATTGCAGGTCAACCCATTGAAGTATGGCTCCAGCGAGGTCGACCCCGATCCTGTGGTAGCACTGCTGAAGCTGCGCAATGAGGTCTATGCGCTGAACCGAAACACCATTGAGGTGTTTGACAATGTAGGCTCCGAGTTCTTTCCATTCCAGCGAGTTGACGGCGCGCAGATTCAGAAAGGCGTCATCGGCACGTTTGGCTGCTGTGTTTTCATGGAAACGGTCGCATTTCTTGGCAGCGGCCGCAACGAGGCGCCAGGCATTTATATGGGTGCCAACGCAATGGCCACCAAGATCAGCACGCAGGAGATCGACGAAATCCTGCTGCAGTACACCGAGGCGCAACTCGCCACGGTCAAGCTGGAGGCGCGCAACGACAAGGCGCACCAGCATCTCTACATCCACTTGCCTGACCGCACGCTGGTATATGACGCAGCGGCAAGTGAGGCGCTCGGAGAGCTGGTCTGGTTCACGTTGACGACTACGGTGGCAGGCTTCAGCCAGTACCGTGCGCGCAACCTGGTCTGGGCCTATGACAAGTGGCTGGTCGGTGACCCGCAGTCGAGCAACATCGGCTACCTGGTGGACACCATTGGCACGCACTGGGGTCAGAAGGTGCGCTGGGAGTTCGGCACGCTGATCGCATACAACGAAGGCAATGGAGCGCTGTTCCACGAGCTGGAGCTGGTCAGCCTGACCGGCCGCGTGGCGCTGGGCGTCGATCCGGTCATCACCACCAGCTACAGCCTGGATGGCCAGTCCTGGAGCCAAGACCGGCCACTGCGTGCCGGAACCATCGGCAACACCAAAAAGCGCCTTGCGTGGTTCCAGCAGGGCAGCATGCGCAACTGGCGCATCCAGCGCTTCCGTGGCGACAGCGATGCGCATCTGGCCTTCGCACGGCTTGAAGCGCAGATTGAAGGGCTGCTGTACTGATGGCCACCAATCCTCGCGTCCCACCTCTCGGATTGACCCGAGATCAGCTCGCCACGTTCCTGAAGGACCACGAGCAGATCAAGCAATTCGAGAACCTGTTCGCTGTTGCGGCAACTGTTGCGCCTGACAATGTCGAGGTGGCCAACATCTTGGCCGGAAATGCAGACGCCAAGGCCGTGCAGGCACTTGGCCAGATCGCTGCGCTGGCGCAGGAGGTGGCTGTCTGCTGCTCGATCAGCGACATCAAGGGCACGCAGGCGCTGGATCAGATTGCCATGCTGGCGCAGGAAACTGCAGTCAGCATTGCGTCAGCAGAGAACAAGGCCAACCAGGCGATGGCACTGCTGTCCAGGCTGGCTGAGGCTGTCGAAGGACTGCAGATGCTGCCACCGAAGCGCGAGTTCAAGCGCAGTCGGTATGGCTCGTTCTACGACACCACCACGCAGACAGCCACGGCCATCAACACGGCCAAGGCCATCACATTCAACACCACAGACTTGAGTCATGGCGTCTATCTTGGCACGCCAACTTCGCGCGTCTACGTCGACACTGAAGGCATCTACAACTTCCAGATTTCTGTGCAGCTTGATTCGACAGTCGCAACGGCTGAAGAGTTCTATGT